TCGTTGTTTTGTCCTATCAGATAAGCAAATGTTCTATCGGTTGAATAATTATGCATAATATAATTAGTTTTTGCCCAAGCCAAAGATACCCTATTATTCCTTGCATATATATAAATGTATACTGTTGAACTTGAACTTGATTTTGACGTAGAAATCACAAATTCTGTGCCTTTATATTTAAATGTCATTCCTTTAATAAATACATCTTCATCACTGTTTCCGCCGTATGCCCAACTTGGACGTGTATCGATTATCGCTTTGTTCTCTACAAAACTGTCGCTTATAATTGAATCTATCCAATTTATAAAAATTTCTCCATACAGTGTTGCATCACTTTCTTGGGGAACTGTAAAAGAATAATAACCTACCATTTGTATCGCCTCCTTATTTCCAATCAATTGTTATAGATTTGTTTGTTTTTGAATTTATTACTTTTGTTATTCTTCCGCTTCCGTCTTTTTCAAGATTTAAAGTAGTAATATCATCTAAAGAATGCTTGATTTCAAGTTTATCGTCCTGAAGTGTTACACCTCTTATTTGTTTTGCAACATTTTTCGCTAATAGTTCTTGTTGTTTTTTTAGTTCTTTGAATTTTTCGTTGTAATACTCGATGAAATTTTGTCTCATATATGCTGTAGCATTTTCTTCACATTTAACCTCACATTGAAATGTATTAGGTGCAATTTCTGTTACTTGAACGGTATTTATTGTGAAATATCTATCATTAAGCCCAAGTGTTGGTATATTTACATACATTTTTCTTGTATTATTCATAAATGCTTCTGCAATTCTTGTATCTAAAGTCGTAAAAGATAGGGTGGAGGGTTTTCTACCTCTTCGTTGAACTTCTTTTATCGCTTTTTCCATTGCTACTTGAACATCTTCTATACTTTCATCAAGTATTACATGTCCATAAACGCCTGAACCACCACCTTCCACTAATTGCTGGTTTTGTATTTCATCTACGTCTTGAAAAACGGCACGAACAATATGTCCTTCGTCACTAATACCGCCTACCACAAAACACTTGTTATGATAATCTTCAAGTGTAGTTTCATATCGTACATTACTAAAATCAATGTAATTTCCACCTATTTTATTTTCGTCTATTTTTAAACTTGTTGGTTGAACTTCAACTTCATCACCGAAAAACAACTGCTTATTACTATCTATAAACCACTTAAAAGATGATTTTTCTGCTAATTCATCTAAAATATCTTTAACACTCATTGTATATACATCATATTCGGTGAGAAAAGCACCTTGCTGAATAACTCCTGCTGTAATACCTTCTTGTGCTAATAAATCTGGTGATAGAAGTTGATAAACAATTTCGCTTGCATATTTCATATTCCAACTACCGTTAATCGTCCTTCGTTGAGGAATATTACTATATCCGTAAACACTTATTTGAATTTCAACCCATTTATCTTGTCCTAACCCAGGTTCTATTTTTTCGTATGAAACAGTGTGAATTATTCCTTTGAAATAAGGTAAAACATGAACTTCTTGTCCTGGTTGTGGAAAAAATCCTGAATTATCATCGAAAGGTTTTATAAGAATAAAATTACCGTCCGATTTTCCGTCTGGTTGCAAGTTAAGCGATAAAGAACCTGTTTTATAATAACTTGTTCTATCTACACCTTTGATTAGAATTTGCATATATCTTACACCCCCTTGTTACGGAGATTTTGTTAAAACAATATAAGAAAAGATGCCTTACTATTGCAAGTTTTTTGTTAAATAAAAAAAAAGCACCCTGTTTTGGGTGCTTAAATGTGTTAAATTCCACGAAGTTTCAATTCACGAATAATCTCATTTGCTAGTTTTGCTGCGTCATTCTGACTGCTGATAGTATTTCCTGTAATATGAATATCAATCTTTTTATCTATCCAAGTGTTGATTTTTTGTTCTGTCATAACTGCTCTTTCTGCTTCTTTTTGTGCAATGTTATATTTCTGTCCGTACAATGCTTGATATTGCGACAATTGTTCATCTGTCATTTGGGCAAGTGCCCTGACATAATCAACTTGTTGAGGCCCCATCATGCGTAATTCATTCAAAAATACTTCGCTTACGCCTCTTGTTTGTAATGCAAAAAGGGCATTTGTCCAATCTGTCATCGCTTTGACTTGTGCCTTTAATCTATTTAATAATCTTTCTGGGCTTATTGTTTTTCTTTCAAATTTATCAAATAATGATAAAGAGTTCTTGAAGGCATCTGTCTGCTGTCTTATAGAATCTACAAGGTTTTTTACACTATCTGCAAGTTTATCTACACCATCTTTTGCTGTTTTTGTTAAATTTGCTACATTGGATAAAAAATCATCTAAATTAAAACTATTTTTTGCTTTATTTAAATTATCTAAGTTAAAAATTTTCTTTAAATCGATACTAAACAAACTAAATGATGGTAATTTTGTTTTTTCTCCACCCCTGAAATAATCTGCGACTTTTGCTAATTCATCTCGTAATCTTTGTGTAAGGGCAGAGGGTTTATATTTTTCTATATCAATATCAAGATATCCAACTGTTTTTAATCCAATTTTTCCAGCAACCCAATTGTAGCCTTTTAATACAGTGTTAACCAAATTCTGAAATCCTCTCGCTATCCCTGCAAAAATACCATCAAGCAACATTGAAGACAGTTTTTGAAATATCGATAAAAATGAATCCGCAAAGTTTATTCCTGTTACAACCATCGTTGAAAATACTGTTTTTAATATGTTTTTCGCATATTCCCACATGCCTTTCCAATCTCCATTTATCATTGCATTAAGAAACCCAAAGACATCGCCGATTACTTGTATAAAGCCTTTAAGTGTAACTACAATAGAATCCCATATATTTTGAAAGTTAGATACTATTACATCTTTAAACGAAGAAAAAAGTGAAATTATAATCTGTAAATAAGATTGAATATATTGTTTTATATTATTCCACGCACTAATAATTGCATTTTTAACACCTTCATTTGTGTTGTATAGATACACCAGAATTCCTACCAGTGCCATAACCGCTGCAATGATACCTGTAATTGTAAGCACGACAGGATTTGCTGCAAGAAATCCCATTATAGCAGTAAGCCCTGCAAATACACCTATTAATACACCTATTATAAGTAGAAGAGGGCCAATAACGGCGGCAATTGCTGCAAATATTGCAATTGTTTTTTTGCCTTCTGCTGGTAAGTTCTTTAACCACATTAGGACAGGATTTATATATTTTTGTACGAATTCGTCAACTATAGGTAATAAAATTTCTCCAAATGCTTTCGCAACATCTTCGATTAATGCTTTCATTTTTGCCAAACTACCCAATTTAGTTTCATTAAGTTTTTCTCCATACACATCTACAGATTGTTCTAGAATACTAAATAGCCTTATCAATTGTTGTGTTTGGAAGTCTAATTGTTCCCATTCTTTACCATTAGCAAATTTCTTAAATGCTTCTGTACTCTCAAGCATTCCTTTATTAACATGTATTCCCAAATCTTCTATCGCCTCGGTATTCCCTAAAATACCTGAACGAATTTTTTCCATTGTTTGTTCTAGCGAGTAACTTGGATTCCAAGAAGCGACAACTGCGGATTGTCTAAGCATGGCTTCTGTTAATTTTGCTGCATCTTCTTGATTAGAAACAATATTTGATATTTGATTAGAAAAAATTGCCCCATATTTCATTGCTGCTTTTTCGGACATATTGAAAGCAAGCGCATTATTGGCAGCAAAATCTTTTAATATTTTACTACTTTCTCCCAAATTTCTATTGATTTGATTTAATGCAGATTCATAATCGCCTGCCACTTTTGTTGATAGCCCTGCGAATAACATTAATGGTGTAGTTACATATTTAGTCAAACTTTTTCCAACATCTTTAAATCCATCACTAACGGTGCTTAAAATGCGAGAGGTTCCGTTTAATTGCGCTTTAAGTTTTTGAATTGTATTAGTTGCTTTTTGTATATTTTTTTCGTAGTTATCTATATCTGCCTGAAGTCGAACCAATAAACTTGCTACTTGTGCCATTTTTTCACCCCCTCACTAAAAATGGGTTTTAAACATAATAAAGAAAGATAGTTTTTAATTTCAAATAAAAAATAGGGGAGTGGTTTACCACGCCCCTCTTTTTGCAGCACTCATATTTCTTTGTTTTTTCTGTTCTTCTTCCATTTTCTTTTTATACTCTTCTTGGGTTTGTTCCTCTATTTCTGCTTTAATTTCAAGATATGCCATCCATTCATTGAGTTGATTCCATGTCATTTCTGCTAACATAGCGTCAACATTTGCATATCCCAGACGCTCTGCTAAAATGTAAGCGAAAAATCTATTAGAATTTAACTTTAGTTTTTTTTATTTTCTTCCGTTGCAACAGCGTTAAACGCTTCGATTTCGGTTATAATTCTATCTATAACATTTGTATTCTTCTGATAAATCAATTCCATATCCGCCTCTGTAAATAAAGGTTTCATGTTTTCATCTACTACTGACTTGATTATAAGAAGAATCTTTTGATTTTTAATTGCTAACTCATTAATTGCATCTTCTAAATTTTCATCTGCATTCTTTTTTGAAGATAACTGCTTTGCAGCCATTTTTCTTATATTAACCATATTCATAGTTATATCATTATACTCTTTTGCTGAAAGTTGCTTAATTCGTATTGTTCCGCCCCATTCTTTAACTTCTATATCTTTTGTTTTAATATCTTTAGCCTCAAGAATTTGGTTTCTATTAAGTAGTGCCATAAAACATCACTCCTTTTATTTGTTTAAATCTCTATAAATGTGTGCCTCAATTGCTATAATACCATCTGGTATCCTTCTTCTATATCTGTCGAATTTTGTAGTATCATCTAAAAACCCTGCCTTTTCGGTTATATTTAATAATTTTCCTTCTATTTCTTTTATTACTTTTCCGTCTTTAATTAAGATAATCTTATCTTTATTCATAAAAAACACCCCCTCTAATAACGAATAAATTCGTCTGTACTAATGAAAGAAACGCTTTGTTCATGTGGATTATCTATCGCTAACGCCATTTCTGTACTTTCTAAAAGTGCAAACAGTCTCTTTGTTTTACCTTCTTGGGTAGAAGGTTTTAATTCGATAACGACAGGTTTTCCACTTACCAAAGCATCATCGAAAGTGGAATCTAATATATCCCAATGACTTAAAGAACCGCTTGCATATTTAAGTCCTGGGATTCTTCTTTTATGTGTATCTCTAAACCTTGGAACTTCGTGTAAATCAACTGCTTCCGTGTATGAAACCACATGTGCTTCTGCAACTGTTGCTAAGGGTAAATAAATGCAATCTACTGTAATCACCCTTGTATCATCAACTGTTTCAAAAGTAATTGTTCCATTCAGTCGATTTAATTTATATTTTTCTTCTGTTTCAATCCCGTTATTTTTAACTGTTACTGGTGTATTTAGAGTAATAACTTGTTTAAGTGAATCTGCGATTTGATATATTTTATAATCTGTAGTAACCGTAGCCAAGTCTGTAGCAACTACACCTTCACCAGAAATTTTTATAATAACATCTTTACCTGCTAAACTCATAAACCACAACCTCCTTTACAAAAAAGGTTTTATGAATTACCCCGCTAAGTAGCAGGGCAATCCATAATAAAGAATTAAATTCTTGCTGGTAGCGTTTGAATAGGCTCGCCTGCTCCTTGCAGAGACATAGAAATAGTCTGTTTATCTCCTGCGTCTGCACTATATTCCACGCTTTCAACTATACACAAAGCCTGTTTGCCTGGATTTTCTATTCCGTTCATATACATTCCAATCCACACATAATCTCCAGGAACAATTTCATCATGCTGCTCTTCGTAGTTTCCAGATATAGATACAGAACAATCCTTTAAACCTGCAATTCTCTTTTTATATTCATTACCAAAACTTGTTATTTCTAGCGTGTCTGCTGTGTGACTAAGACTTGCATTATCCAGCCCTTCAAGTTTTACACCCGTAGTTTCGTCCATCGGAGTTTGTCCTTTTAGAAAATAAACAACATTTTTGTTACCTGCTGTTGCCATACTGCATACCCCCTTAAAACTGAATTTATAAATAAATTAGATGTTTCTTTGAACTTGTACATCAAAATTCAATGAGTAGTGAACTCTTCCTTGCGAATCTCTCCCCATATTCAAAACATCAGAGGAAAGGGAAAGTAGAATATAGTTGTTTCCATTAATAGTAAAATTACTTTTCCCATCAAGTAAATCTTTTATCTTATTACACCAATCTAATGCGTCTTTTCGATTTGTATGACGAACTCGAATTTGAATTGAAGGATTTTCTATTTGTCTTTCATTCCCAAAAAAATAACTTGGACGGCTACCCCCTGAATGATAGACGGTAATACAATCGTTAGCATTGTCATCTGGCATTTCATCAACGAAAACATTGTTTGTGATTACTTGTAATAGAGTGCTAATATCTTTTGCTATGTTCATTTTTCAGCACCCCCTAACTTTTATCTATCAAGTCTTGTACTTTATCTCTTACATGTCCAACATATTTATCTGCATTTTCTTGCAAAGGCTGTTCAAGGAATTTTGCTTGCCCAACAGGGTGGTGGGCTTCAAGATTCTCATGCACATATATTGCATATTCTTCCTCAAACCCCACAATAACGCTTGGATTTTTACCTTGTCTATCTGCTTCCGTAAACGCACTTGCCCGCAATGCTCCCGTATCAACAGGCGTAATATCAACGCTTTTTTGCTGTAAATCATTTCCGCAATCCAACAAAGCGTCTTGAATTACATCTGAAATTTCGGAGATGCTTTTCTTAAACTTATTATCTAATTCAACAAAACCTTCAAGTTTGATTTCTATCATTTATACATACACCTCCCTGAATTCAACCTCTCCGTTTAAATTCACAATTTCACTTATTGCAATTATTTTAAATTCCTTTCCGTTATATATAATGAAGTCACTCAATTTCAAGTTTTCTTTTGTATATAAAGTTGCTGAACTTGTTACTTGCTGCCCTTCTGCGTTTACAACAATTTTGTGTTTGAATTGAAGCCTTCCTTTAATAGTTTTAATTTCAGTTTGGGTGTCACCATATTCGTCCTTACTTATAATTTGTTTTATTTGGATTAATTGATTGGTATATTCCGTTAGCATATCGCAACACTCCCCAACAAGTATCTACGCAGATATGCTAATGCTTCTGGACAGATAGTTTTCTGTGCGTCAGATAAATTATCAGCAAAAGTTTCGCTTAAATCTCCCAATGAATAACTTTTAACTCCTTGCTGCTGTAATTCTTGTCTTTTACTACCGCCTTTTAAAAGAAAAAGTGCTTGCTCGCAAGTTGCGTATATAACTGCATCAGGTATACCGTCTGTAAATGCTAAATTTGTTGATACTCTTGGAAACTCTAAATTCTGATATAAATCTAACTTTTTATCTGCAAATGGTAGTCTATCTATTTGTCTTGTGGCAGTTATAAGTGCTTTTTCTTTTGTAGATGTATCATATTTATTCCAATCTTCAGATTGAAGTGTATTAACAAAGTAAGCATCTGCTTCTTCTACAGTTACATAACTATTAATAAGTTTTACTAACATATAAATCGCCCCCTTTTTGCTATTTATCTGTAGTATTAAAATAAAAGATTTCATTAGATTTCAAGTTTTTCTAAAAGAAAAACTCGTGTTAAGCAAGTTTTTCTTTTAATTAAACTCATGGTTAGCAAGTATTTTTCAGAAACAAGTTACTTTTACACAAAAATATGTACCTTTCATGCAAAAACGCCTATAAAAATAGATATTTGTGATATATTTTTTGGTGTAAACTGTATAGAAAGGGGATTAAAATGGATAGTAAAGTGATTGATTTATTAGCCGAGTGTGAACGCATAGCAGAAGAGAGATATAATGGACATTTTACACTTATGAAATGTGCTGATAATTGGAAATTCTATTTTGGACAGTCTGATATGACTCAAATCATAATGACAGGAAAAACTGTAGGGGAAGCAATTGAAAATGCACTAAGATTAGAACTTTTAAAACAGGCTGAAGAGATAGCAAAAGAGAAGTATGACGGACATTTTACGCTTATGAGGTTTACTACCAATTGGCGTTTTTGCTTTGGACAGCCCTATGACTACAATGAAATTCAAGCGATGGCTGGTGGGAAAACAATGATAGAAGCCATTCAAAGGGGAATAAAACAAAACTGCAATGCACATTCATTTTACGAAAATATAGAAAATATAAGGGAAGACGGTTAGTTGTCTTCCCCTGATTTTTTCTTTCTGGAAGTAGTTCTCTTTATTTTTTTCTCTTCAATTTTCTCTTTATTTATATCTTCTGCTTTCTGTTCATAAACCTGAAATCCATGTCTTTTATATATTGTATCAAAGGCTTTTTTAGTTACTGTTATTATTTTCTTACCATCGGTGATATTTATTATTTCTGCCATTTTCATCACCCCTTGTACCCAAAACATTTAAAAATAGAGGGCTTAAATTAAGCCCCCTTATTTTAATTAACACTTTAACCCTGTACTTCTGGTTCTAAAACAGCAAATGCTTTATCTTTTATCACTAAGAAAGCGATTCTCATTGTTGCTTTAAGTGCTACCATATCTTGTTCTGCAAGAGACATTGGTTTTCCATCTGTCATTGTAATAGTGTTAAGTGTCGCTTCTTTTAATACTTCATAAGCGATGTCATTTAGGATTCCATAGTACGCATAATCGAAGTTTCCTGCAATTAATTCTGCTTTTGTAGCATCCCAAGCGTCATTTTGTGCGAACTGAATAGGAAGATTATATAATTCATCTATTGTTCCATCTTTGATAGAAGGGACATATAATGGAGAACCATTATTATCTCTTAATTTTCTAAGTTGATTTTTGATACCAATTCTGGCAATAAAACCATTTGGATTGTATCCATCTTCCTCTACTAAAGCCATAACATCACTTATATCAGATGCCAAATCTTGTTCAGCAACACTACCTTTTACAAAAGCATTTCCTGCAATTGTTTTTGCACTTGTATAAATATTGGTAGCAAATGGAGAATCTATGCCGAACAATGCGGCTTTATCAAAAGTTTTTGCAAACGCTTTTGCTATTTCACCTTTAAGTTCTGACATAACATCTACTACTGAATCGTTTAGTACTTCCTTAGATACAGGAATTATAGTCGCAAGTTTCTTTGCAATCAATTCTACAGTAGCCCACTGTGTACCTGAAGTTTGTATTCTCTGTCCTTCTCCTACCCAGTATGCCCCAGCACCTTGCAAAAGTACAGGAAATTTCTTTGTAGGAGTTTTCATAGGTACAACTTTTGCCAAATTCATTACAGTACTTGTTTGAACAGCATCTTTTATAACTTCAGCAACTATTTCTTCTGGAATGGTTCCAGTGAGATTTTCTGAAAGAATATAATTAGTAGCCATATTGCATTACCCCCTTTAATTACTTTCTTGTTTTGATTTTTGTTATTAAATCAAAAACATTAGTAGATTTTTGTTTTTGATTATCTAAAACAGGATTAGCACCACCGTTATTGTTATTATTTTTTATAACTTCTGGAAAATCTTTTTCTAGTTCCTTCAAGGCTTCTTGAAGCCCAGAAATATTCCCATCATCGTCAACTGTAATTTTAGATTTGTCTAATAACTTGTTAACAAGTTTAAGATTGTACTGGTTTTCCAATTTCTTAAGTTCCGCTTGAAAAAGTAAGTCTTTTGCTTTTGCAAGTTGTTCTTGTTGTGATTTTTGTATATTCGATTGGTAATTGGTTATTACTGTATCCCAGTCTTCAACCGCTTCATCTTCCTTAATACCAAGAACATTTTTTAATTTTTTCTCAAGATTTTTGGTTTTTACTCTGTTTTCTGCTGCTTCACTTCGAAGTGCTTTAACATAGTCCTCAGAAAAAACACGAGGTTCAGTATTGTCGTTGTTGTTACTATTAGTGTTAGTATTAGTGTTTGTGTTATTGTCTAAGTTTTGGTTATTAACATCTTGTGGTAGACTCATTCTACATCACTCCTTTTGGGACTCTATCCCGTGCTTTTAAACTTGATACAATATAGTAAATGTTTTTTGCTGTTTTCAAGTATTTTTAGAAAAGATTTTTCAAAAATTTAGTATCCCCAAAATTCCCCAAGAGGGGAATTTTTATGTTTGTAAAAAATAAGACAGATATGTTCTATAAAAAAGTGAGTAAGTGCGTAAGTAATAAAAAATAAAAAAAGAGTAAACTTATTTTATTTGTAAAAACATTTTTAGATAAAAGATATTTGTTTATATGTAATTTATAGATTTTAAGAATATTTTTTTTTAATTTAATTTTATATTTTTTAATTTTGTGTTATTTTTTAAGTTTTTTTTGTAATTTGTAATTTGTATTTAGAATTTATTTTATTTTTTTTAAGTAATCTCTTAACTTAATGTTTTATTTTTTTTTGTTTAGCAGTTTCAGGTGAAGTAGGAAACGGCTTCTTCTCCCCCCTGTTACAAGATTAAAAAATATATAACCTTGTAACAAGGAAG